GAACTCGTTATCAAGTTCTAAGTTATATCTATTTAAATATTGGCCTAAAGTATAATCGTAACCTCCATTGTAACTTCTGATATAATACTCCCAATTGTTAACTGTTTCTTTATAATCTTTATGAGTATCTAGAGCCTGATCTTTTGTATATGCCATTCGTTCCTTCTTTTACATTCCATCTTTGCGGAGTTCCAATTGGACTTTTTATTGTCAAAGGTTTTACATAGTCGACTAAGTAACCAACCGCATCGCACATATGATCAAAACCTTCCTCCTTGTCAGGAATATTGGTATTTTCTTTATAGACCTGACGTTGTAATCCTTTTAATATAGTTTTACAAGAATTGCTAACAAAAATATGCCTCTGCCCATTAGAATCCTTTAGTCTTGAGTTTACATTATTAACTCTATCTCTTATAGCAGAATGCTTTAGTTTTGCTTTTACATTGAACCCAGCGTTTTGCAAAATAGACAAATCAGTTTTACCTCCAGCAGATGTTTTACGTTGTCTACAAGCTGGATCAGGATATATATAAATAGGTATTTTAGAACCATATCGATCTCTTATTTCCTGGCACATTTCATCAGTGTTTGAGCCATAAATTACTATCTCATCTACAAATATTATTTTATCTTTTACAATATGAGAAACACAAGCTGACATTGGATCTACGTTAAAATCTAGTCCAATATGCAGTGGTCTAGTAAAATCTAAGTGTTGTTCGACTACACTCTCTACAGGATGAAAATTATAATATACTTGCCCAGCATAGTTTTCAAAAGTTCCCTCAAACTCTTGTCTAAAGGTTCTAATATCTATATCTTGTTTTGCTTGATCTAATTCTTCTTTTGATACCATTCCACCTTGCAGAGTCGTATATTGAAAACTATCCCATTCTTTTGGATCTTGCGATCCTTTTAAAAACATTTCATAACTCCAATTACCAAAGCCACGTGGAGTACCGCACATAAGTACTCGGCCCTGAGTATCAGAAACAGAGGCTCTTAATACCTCAAACCAGGTACGTTTATCTATATCAGCAAACTCATCTAACACTAAAAAGTTTATCCCACTGCCACGCAGAGCATCAAAATTTTCCGCACCTTTTAGAGCAATGATACTATTTGTTTTTCTAATTCTAATAGTAAGAGTAGTTTCGTTTATATCCTCAATCCAATTGTATTTAGAAAGTATTTGTTTTAAATCACTCCAGCAAATCTCTTTAGCCATTTTAAAGGTGGGAGCTACATACCATATAACTTGATTAGGTATAGATGCCTGTTTCATCATCTCTATAATAGTCAAAAAGGTTTTACCAAATCTACGACCTGAAATTAAAACTCTAAACCTTTTATTTGATGATGATACTTGATACTGCGGTCTTGTTAGATTGATTTTCATGACAACCAAATTTTATGTAGATATTATATTTATTAACATCTTCTCGGCCAAGTTCTACTATTTTATTGTACGATTGATTATAGCCATCTAACATACATTCATATGCATCCTTATACTCTACCTCTGATTGAAAAGGTGGAAGACAAGTAGTTTTTCCTTCTACTACTGAACACAACAAAAAAGTTAAAATAAAATTCATTTCTTTTTTCTTTTTGCATAATACTTTCTATGAGTTTGTACTCTCCAAGACCAGTGGAAAATACGACGTGCAATTTTACCTATACTTTCTACAAACCAATCAATCATTGTAATACTCATAAATTATTTAATAATCCTTAATATTTTTTTTTGTCCCATATATATCTCTGTTTCAGCTTTTACTTTTTTACAACTAAAAACAACTCTTTCAGGGTTTACCTCTCTCTCTGCAACCCTTTTAGATTTTAAACAAGAACTCATCTTATCTTTATAAACGTGCTCTATAACGTTTCCATTTAGTGTTAATATTAAAGCAACAACTATCTCAGTAATCTTTTCCATTTGCTCTTACCTTATCTTTTAATTTTTCTAGATCACTTAATAATCTATCTACATCTTTTTGTAGTCTTGTTATGTTTGTGGCATTATGTCTTGACTCCTTAAGTTCTTCTTGAATATCCTCTATATCTTTTAGAGCATCCTCGATAAGTAAAAATTGTTCCGCATCCGCTGGTAATGAACCAAGCTCACCTCTTGGCCATTTTATAGAAAACTCAACTGCCTTCTCTAAGTCCTTATGCATAAGTTTACTATCGGACTCAAGTATATTTAATCTTTCTACAATACCAAAATAGGCCCATACACCAATCGCAACCGCTGAGACGATTGATATAAGATTTTTAAGAGGCATCGATATACCAGTGTTTTCTGATACAGATATTCTTTTCATAACTTAGATCCTTTCCTCCAGGCCCTTATGCTCCAGAAAGCTGGACTTAAAGATTTTTGTCCACGCACCTTTGCAAGTATAGGTCTAAACCTCGCAAAAAACATACGTTGCCTGACAGGATTATTTCTTTTTATTGAAAGGTTGGGATCGCCAAATCTAACAATATTTACTTTGCCTGTTGCCTTGTTACGAACATAAACGCCAAACTTTTTAGATCTTCCTGGAGTTCTAAAAGGTTTATTGAGAGTTACAGATCTGCCTTTGAATTTTGCCATTCAAAGTTTTTATCATAAATCAATTACAGATACACCCAAAAAAATCGCCACTGCCATCATTCATAACGTGTCTATTGAAAGGAGCATCGTGGTAAGTAGTAAGTTTTATTCTAAGTATATCGCAAAGATCAAAGCAATTAACTTTAGTATATAAAGCTATATCCGATAGCATTTGCTTTGTAACAGGGACTAAAGTGTAGAGACCATCGGTGTATAAAATAATATCCATTATCTGTTAAAAAATCTCTGTCGCCACTGATTGCAAACATAAACATCTTTCACACCAAAACTTTTATAAATATTACAAAACGACCTTTTATTACTATACTGACCGCAGTTTCCACAGGCTTTACCTCCTACTGACTTTCTAAAGTCTTGAGGCAATCTAAAGTCTATCATCTCACCATTTGGGTAAAAATTAGATCGTTTCATAAGAACCCCATTGATCAGCCATAGCTTCAGCAATACCTTTAAAAGTTTCTGATCTTTTTTTCATTCTATCGTGTTTAGATAATTTTAAAGCATCCGCATACCATTTTGGATGTTTTTTGCCACTTTTAAAAATTGTAAATTGTCCTTTGCTTACTACTTTTGTGGATTTTAGCTTAGGTAAATTTTTTAACCATAGACAAGTAGTTTTTTGAGCCTCGTGTCCAAATTGATAAGGTTGGATTATTTGATCAGGTTTTCTTATTTTACTAGATATTATTGATACAGGATTCTCTAAAGCTATTTTATTAATAGGTGCATCTAAAAGTTTTTTAACAAAGTCTAATGCCTCTAATTGTTCTTTTTGTTTATATTTAAACCATCTTGCACCTGATACCGCAAGATGAGTACAAGGTGGATGTGCTATCATTAAATCCCATCCCTCATCAAGTCTTTTTAAAACATTACCTTTTATGTGATTACCCTTTGACTCACTTGGTAAAATATCACAACTCCAAGCATCGTGTCCTTTTTTTTTAAAGGCATCTCTGACTATTCCTGAAAATTCACAAGCTATAAGTACTTTCATCTTCCCTGACCTCTGTATCGTTTTCTTTTAAATTCTTTTGTATTTTTATTAGGTTTTTTTGTATGTCTACCAGGTCGCTTTTTTCTTGTGCGTTTATGGTATGTATTAACACCAAAAGTATTTTTTTTAGCCATCTATAATTTCAGCATCAGCTTCTATAATCAAAGGCAAAGGCTCAGTAACAGTTTCGTTTACAGTTCGTTCCTTCATTCCAAGCTCGTTCTTCGATAACCATATTTGCATATGAGTATTGTCTTTTTTGATGGCCTTATCCCACATTTTTTTTCTTAAACTAGCCTTACCTTTGTTTTTAAAGCGGTCTATAATTTCGGCAAAATTACGTTGTAAAGTTCTTGCAGATACTCCAACAACCGATGCGATCTCTTCTTGAGTACAACCAATTGAGGCCAGGTTTCCTACTATATCTAAATCAATATTTATTTTAGGTCTACCAACTGCTTTATGGCTAGATTGTGATCTGTTCATATTTTTGTCGCTTTTGCGTTTGCCCATTGTTCCCATCTTTTTATTATAACATCACAATATATAGGGTCTAGTTCTATTCCATAACATATCCGTTGTAGTTTTTCACAGGCAATCAAAGTAGAGCCTGATCCTAAAAACGAGTCTAAAACAATATCCTCTTGTTTTGTAGAGTTGTTTATAAGATAGCTTATTAATTTAACAGGCTTCATGGTAGGATGTAATTTAGATGAAGTTGGCCTTTCAAAGTTTAAAATAGTTGTTTGTTTTCGATCAGAGTACCAGGTATGAGACGCACCCTCTTTCCACCCATATAAGCAAGGTTCATGTTGCCATTGATAATCCTGTCGGCCCATAACCATAGTATTTTTAGACCATATTAAGGTTTGTCTTAATTTTAGGTTTGCATCGTTTACTGCTAGTCTAAATATCAATCCTTCACTATCAGAATGCCATATGTAAAAAGATCCACCAAGTTTTAAGTAATCAGTGGCATGGGTAAAAGCATTTTTTAAAAACTCTTGGAACTGATCATCGTTTTGTTTATCGTTCTGTATAGTAAGAGCATCTTTAGTTTTACCCACATATGCCACGTTATAGGGAGGATCGGTTAAATATAGATCTGCCTTTTTATCTGCTAAAAGTTTTTGATAAGTCTCAGGCAGAGTACTATCGCCACAAATTAATCTATGATTGCCAAGTTGCCAAATATCGCCAGGTTTTGTTATAGATTCTTCAGGTGTTTCAGGAACTTCATCATCGTCAGCGTTTCCTTGTTTTTCCTGGAAAAGTAATTCATCTATCTCAGGTTTATTCATTCCTGTTAACTCTAAATTAAAGTCTTTCATTTCTAATTCTTTTATCTCTAAGGCCAATAGCTCATCATCCCACTCAGCTTCTTCATTTGTACGATTATCAGCTATTCTATATGCGTTTATCTGTTCTTGAGTAAGGTTGTTTATTTTTGTAATTGGAACAGTAGTATAGCCTAATTTCCTGGAGGCTTGATACCTTGTGTGGCCCACAACGATAGTATTATTAGCATCTACTACGATTGGTTGCCTAAATCCAAACTCTTTAAGTGATTGGGCCACCTTTTCTATTGCTTTTGGTGTAAGTTTACGTGGATTGTTTGAGTAAGGTTTTAATAGATTAATATCTATATTTTCAACAATCATTGTTATTCTTCTATCTTTTTCATTGAAATAATGCAACCTTTCGGAAATACATTACGATCACTAAATAACTCCTCATTTTCTTCGTAAGATGCAAAAGTTCTTATATATTTTTTATCTTTTCTAAATAGATATGCTCTAGTAATCATAACACTTGGTAAAAAGCCTAAAAACTCAAAAGGAGTCGCATGGCCTCCATCCGAAGTTATATCGATCCAGCGGATTTCGTAAAAATAGTATTTTTTCTTTTTAATAACACAATGTTTATATGTTGATTTTTTTTTTCTTTTCATATTAAACCCCACACATACCTTCGCATTCGTTATTAAATAAATCTAATTGATTGTCTGTTTCTTTTTTATTAAATTCAACTTCACTTAAAGGTTTACATGATCTATGCACAAATATTTGTTCATCCTTTTTTCTTGTAATTGATCTAACTTTTTTATCAAAATCAACTGCAATGGCAAATTCACTAGGTCTTTCTGTTTTCATAAAATGCCAATATGAATCGTTGTGATATGGACACACAATACAAGCTGATTTTTCAGGTAAAGGGATATTATTTTCTTTTAAATATTTGATACAATCTTGTCTTGAAATATTTGCTTCGATTAACGGATGTCTATTTAAAATATATTTATCTCTTGCTGGTTTCATTCTAGATATTTCGTCAGTAGATATACCAATCCACTGTTCAACGTATTTATCTTTTGGAAATCGTTTTTTATAACCAACATTACACAATTGTCTTATTTTTTTTTTAATTACTTGTATTTTATAGTCGTTTGTGCATTGTCTCATAACCATACCTTTTTTGCCTGTAATTTTATTTTGAGTAAAGTAAGGTGCTACAACAAAATTAGATTTACCTTTAGCATTTAACATATCTTCCATGATGTTACCTTTTGAAACTATATAGACTGGATAAGGTAATATTTTTTTTAGTAATTTTAAATAATTGTAAACCATTTTTGGTTCATTCCCTGTGTCTGAAAAAATGGCACAATCAACAGGTGGCAAGTCTCCTTTTGCAGACATGATTGCCATCGTTGAACTTTGTACTCCAGCTCCCAAACTAATTACTGTTAGAGTTTTTTTTTTGATCATTTTTTAACTTACCTTTACCTTCGCAATCATCACACCTTGCATGAACTTCCTCTTT